ATAATGTGGTCGAAGATTATGTTACATAGGCGATTTGCATCAATATCCGTCGCAAATCGGCGTTATTTAACATCAATCTTCATTATACGAAATGTCTATTCAATCCTCACCAGTGAGGATTTTTTTTGCTTTAGGGTAGGGCTAAAAAAAGTCCACGTTCTCAAGAGTGGACTTAGGTCTCGAAAATGAGACTTTTTAACCTTAATTAGTCATCTTTCCCTAAATATTTTCTTCTATATTCCAGCACGTCATTTGCTGTTAATTCTTTTATGTGCTTTCTAATTAGCGCATGTATTACATCACTTTCTTTAATTTTTAGTTTTTTTTCTATCATGATATCGAGTGTTTTTTTCTCGATCATTTCAGACTCTTCGTCTCTTAATCTTTGTGATATAGCCATTTGTGACACCATGATATGTAATATGTGACAAATAATAATAAAATATGTTGATTTGTCACATGTGATATTGTATAAATTGTTCAAAATGTGACATGTGATTTGTGACAAATGAACGATATGTTAAAACTACGGATACCAGTGGATGCGTCACTTGTCGATATGGACAGTGAAGGGCGTCATTGTATCTTTGGTTTCAACTTACTCAATCTTGATCTGCCACGTGTCGAAGCTCGATGTGTTTTTAAGGATGATGAAGGCAATGTAGTAAACCAAGTGCTTAATCATCCTTATGACAGATTGCCAACGTCATTTACCAAGATGGCTTGGAAATTTCATCATGAGGGCAAGTTATGGCCACATGTAGAACTTAAAGCTTCGCCTGCAAAGATATTGCAGGGTCACAATGTTTATGGAACTGATTGGATAGAAGAGGGTGCTTTAGAAATGCTTGGTCATTTCGCAGAAGCTCAACCTGTTTTATACGGCATGCTTGCTGTCTCTGAGACAGAAGTAATGCAAATTGACGTTACGTATCACGCACGTTTACGTGATGATCGTGAAGTTGAACGTGCTATTGAGTTTTTGCGGAACATCTCAACAGAACACATCCGCAAATCTACTAAGCATGCCAGCTATAAAAATACTGTCTATTTCGGTTCTGAACGCTGCAAGCGTTTCGCTCGTAAAGTCTATGGTAAATCCTGTGAGTTTCAGGCTCAGCTGCAGGATCAGATTAAATTGGCTAAAACCAATGATAAAGCTGCAATGCGTGTTGTTGAGGTTATGTCTAATCCTGACTTACAGATTTTTACTAAGGGCCTTTTACGATTTGAAACTGGTGTCAAAGCCTACGCTCTTAAAGAACGCAATATACCAACAAACTTATTTCAATTAATTCGCTATCAACGTGCCAATCATCCTTATTTTTTACGCAATCTCTGGACAAGTGCAAATCGAGAACTGTTTGAAGCTCTAAAGGGGCAAAATATGAAACTTACTGATGATGATTCTGTTTTTAAAAATATTTATTCAGCATTAGAGCAGGCTTCTGCCAAAGATTCTATTTCGACTTCAATTGCTGATACTGCTTTTAAATTTTATCGTGATTTAGAAAATCGCGGTGTTCGTACTGTTCAATCTGATTTAGGTGATGAGAAGTTTTTTAGAAATTTCACAAATTTACTTAAGTGTGGATTTACTAAGGATTACTTGGCGCGTTTGAATCTTAAACCGATTGAAAATGTTGATCATTTGACGGCTTATTCAATTATTTTAAGTACCCTTAAAACGGTTAAAAAAGCTGGTACGGTTTCAAAAACACAAGCACGTAATTTGCATACTTTCTATAAAGAATTGCGTGATTATGGCTACGAAACAGTACGTACAAATTACAGTAAACCTCAGTTTAGCAAGCGTATTGCAACTTTAAGAGAATTATTCCTTTTATCAAGTACGTAGAAATCAATTTCGATCAGCAAGTACCGTCTAATTTCGTCGAACCTAAATCTACTTTCAGCAAAATCGCATAGGTGAAAAATCATGTCTGCAATTATTTTCAAAGCAAAACTTCTTAATGTTGAAACAGGCGTTAATGACAAAGGCCAGTTAACAATGAAATTGGTCTTTGCATCTCAACGCTTTGACCGTGGCTTAGAGCAAATGGTGCCGTGTTCGCAAAACGTAAAAGTGATTGAAGATCATCATCACATGAAAGATTTTTACATGTCTTATAAGACTACTGGTGATGGTAAGCCGTTGCAAATTACAGAACAAAAGCCTTTAGATTCAAAGGCTTAATTATACCAATTGCGTATAATGTATAATATGTTAAAAATCAATAACTTACATATTTACATAATACAGGGGACTACATAAATGATCAAGTCTGTTCATCAAATGGATGTCGTTGAATGTCCAAATTGTTTTACTTTGATGCATAAAAACCAACTGTTATTTCATTTGACTAGATGCTTGGGGTGATCATGTTTTATTTAGTTCTGATCTTTTTTATTTATGGTCTTTTTAGATTCGTATTTATTGATTTAAAAACCATTTTAGTCTTTTTGTTTAAATCAAAACAAAAAGATTTAGAGGGTTAAACATGGCTTATTTGTGTGAATCTGTAGAGATTATTAATGCTGTTCAATACGGTGTGAATTGCACACAAAACGCCTTGCTTGAAATGACTCCAGAGGCTCGTGATGAGCTTTTGAAGTTCGTTATAAAAGTTTTTGCAATGGTTTTCGTTGCAAGAAAAGTGCTGTCCATGTTTCGATAAAGGAGAAAAATCATGGCTCTACAAAATGTTGAAAATATTGAACAACAAGAAGTTCATAAAAAAACTTGGTTCCAACGTTTCCGCGGTAAAGCTGCTGCTACTGGTGCTGTTGTAACTGGTGCTGTAGTTGCTTCATCAAATGCACTTGCATTAACTGCTGCTGATATTGGTACAGCTACATCTGGCTCAGGTGCTGAAGAAACAATTGATGCGGGCTGGTTGTGGGTGCTGGGTATTGTGATTGTTCTGTTTGTCGGTCGTAAGATCGTTGGCATGTTCGGTCGTTAATACAGGGGGCAATCATTGTGAGTGATGAATCTGTAGTTCAATGGATTATTTTCATAGTGATTGCCGTCGCTTTTGCACGATTATTTAAATAAATATTTAAAGGATTTTATAATGCGATTTTTTAAATATTTATTATTTTTATCTTTTTTATTTTCTTCTTCATATACTTATTCTGATAATTACATTTATAAAGTTGGTAATGTTTCCGGTTCAACTAAACAAGAAGCTTGTACTAAATATTCACAATCTTCTGTTTTTACCACTGAAATCTATTCTTCAGTTGTAAATGATAGTCGTAATTTATGTACTGTCATTTTCTATAATCAAAATAGACCATCTACTAACTATAGAGATTCTATTTCAGCAGAAATTATTCAAACTCAAGCAAAATGCCCCGAATTGGGCTATCCAATAGATGCTGTTGCAGATTCTAATAACAATTTACCTAAAACCGTTTGCATGGATTATAACGGTGATATTTGCCAGTTTGATGCTAAACCTAACCCTTTTATTGTCAACATGGCTGGTTCGGGCCGTCCCTCAATTACTGTCTATTCAAACGGTAAAGAACCTGATCCTAACTGTGTTCCTCTTTTTGAGGGTCAATGCAATCCCGCCGATCCTTACGGTGGTTGTTATTCTCCTCCTGATGATAATTGTACTCGTCAATCTGATGGTTCAATCATTTGCCCAGACGATCAAAAACCTAATGTTGGCCCGACTTGTAAAGGTGCAACTTACTGCAATCGCCCTCCACAAGGTTGCGGTGAGGGCTATGTTTCAGGTTCATTTAACGGCCAGCAGTTATGTATAAAAACATCACCGAGCAATGGTTCAGGTTCGGGCGATGGTGATGGTGATGGCAGTGGTTCAGGTGATGGTGATGGCTCAGGCAGTGGTTCAGGTGATGGTGATGGTGATGGTTCAGGCAGTGGTTCAGGATCAGGTTCGGGTAATAGTTCAAATACTTCAACAAGTACAAGCACGTCTACAAGTACAAGTGGTGACGGCTCTACAATTGTAAATGTCGTGAATAACATTACATCTACAGTAAATATCGATATTAGTGGTGTTATTTCAGCTGTAGAAAAAGTCTCTGAAAAATTAACATGGCTAAAAAATGAATTAGCGCAATCAATTACTAATGTCGAAAATACAATTAAAGGGACAAATCAAAAAATTGATAAAACGAATGATCATTTATCTGATTTAAAAGATAAAACAGATGATACTAATTCAAATCTTAATGACATTAAAAATGCTTTAGCAGAATCAAATGCAACATTAAAAGATATTGCTAACAAAGAAAATACGGGTTCAAACAATGGTTCAGGTTCAGATCCAAGTTCACCGTGTAAAACAACTGAAGCGACTGCAACTTCAGAAGCATCAGTCTCGGGTTGCAGTGATGCAGATTTAATTAATGCAATTAATAAAAATCACAAAGAGCTAAAAGATTTTCTAACAGAAGATCCTGGACTTGGTGAAGAAAATGATATTGGTACTAATGCTTTAACAGAAAAGAATTTTTCTACATCTTTGATAACAGTAAATGCTGGTTATTGCCCTGCAGACAAAAATATCAATTGGTCTACGCCTTTCGGTGTAGTCAATAAAACAATTTCTTATCAAAATCTTTGTAATTCTTCTTCTTGGCTTGGTTATTTGTTTTTAGCTCTTGCATACGTTTATGGTGCGATTATCGTAATGAGGGATTCATAATGCCTGCATTATTAGCTGCTTTTGCGAGTTATTTAGTATCTGCAATAATTTTTAGATTTTTTATGGCTACTGGTTTATCAATTATTACTTTTTATTTTATTAATGACTTGATTTCTCAGGCTAAAGATAAAATACAAGATGCTTTTTATGGTTTGCCTGCAGACGTACTTTCATTTATTCAACTTTATAAAATTGATCAATGCATCTCAGTGATTATTTCTGCTCTGATGATTGCTGCATTCGTTAAAACAGCAAAAATTGCGATAGGGAGAAGCTAGCACTGCGCGGGGCGGTGGGATGTGCGCTTGCGCGCGTCCTGCTGCCTGTGCGGTGCTGTAGCTCCCAGAGGATTATTAGATGGCTATAGTTGTATCAGCACCTATCAGAACAGGTAAAACACTGTATTGCATGTCAATTATTGATAAGGTTTCTAAAAAAGATCCTTATCGAATGATATATACAAACATTGTCGGTTGTACGTATCCAGGTGTGATCTTAATCCATTCTACTACTGATAAACCTTTTGATTGGAGAGACTTGCCGAACGGATCGTTGCTTATTTATGATGAAGCTCACGAACATCCAGCTTTTTCAAAAGATGATTTATTAAAAACATTTGAAATTGATGATTCTATATACCTAAAACGTGTTGCTGAAATTAATTCAAATACTGAATTAAGAGTACGTGATAAAGATGCTTTAATCGCTGAAGAAAAAGAAAAGCAAAAACGTAGATTAGTTAGAGCTAAAGAAGATATTTTAGATATTGGACGCTCATTAACTTTACACGGCCATTTTGGTATTGATATTTATTTTATTACCCAAAAGCCGTATAAATTAAATGATTCCGTCAAAGCTTCTGTAAATGAACATCTTATTTTAAGACGTTTATTTAAATTAAAAGCATGTACGATTTATTCATTTTCTGAACTTCAAGAACAGTTTGGACTTTCTACAATGCGTAATGCATTGTCTTGGAAATTTTGGCTTTATCCGAAACAGCTTTATAAATTCTACATTTCTGCGGAAGAACATGAAAAAAGCACAAAGATTCCATTCTCTTTAATGTTTTGGATCTTGCTACCAGTGCTTATTATTGGTGCTGCTTTATATAAAAGTATGGGAACACGAATTGGTCAAAAGTTTTTCGGATCAGAGCAAACTGTTGCTGAATCTTCACCAGCTGCTGATCCAAACGATAAGACTCAGCCAACGATGGCTGATCAATATGCACAGCAAAAAAAGATTAATGATTGTATGGTTCAGTTTTCTTATACATTGCAGCAATGTGAAGAAATGCTAAATCCTGAAATACGCGATAAACGTTATGCAGATCTGCAGGCCAGTACACATGCTAATACTGAAACCATTGCAATGAATTACAATGTTAATGATCCCTATGGTTCACAGATTACTGAATTTCAAATTCAGGCTAAAGATTACCCGCGTCTTTCGGGTTGTGTTCAATATGGCAATAAAATTGTCGGTTTTGATCAGCAGGGAAATAGAATGCCTGATTTAGATCCTAATGCTTGTAAACGCTGGTTGGCTGGTGAAAGGTTGTTTGATTATACAAGGGATAGAAATACTGCATCTATGCAAACATCACAGCCAGCTGTATCAGCTGTTGAAAAATCAATGTCAGTTGATGAAATTGCACAGATGCAGGAAGCTAAAAGACAAGGCTTAATTTAATCTTTAAAATTTGCATCTTGACGTTCTAGTATGTCGTTTTTACGTTGAAGCTCTTTTTGAAGGGCTTTAACGCCTGTTGCTGACAAAATTAAGAATTGAATAAATTCAAATACAGCTACACATACAATGCCCCCAATGACAAAGCCTGCCCAGAATCCCATGTTTATCTCCTTGTTTAATTTTCCCATATATTAAAGTGGGCGGAGTGCCCACGGCAAATAGGAATTGAATTTCAAAACCTCTTTTCCCTGATTACAAGCTCCGACATGCTTCTAAAACTTAGAACCAGAGCATCCCGAATGGGTGCGAACTGAAATGCTTCTACCCAGACTGATTTCGTATAATGTGGTCGAAGATTATGTTACATAGGCGATTTGCATCAATATCCGTCGCAAATCGGCGTTATTTAACATCAATCTTCATTATACGAA